TGCAGGGAAACACGCTTTGTAGGGAACCCGAACATCCGCCCGCTCCGGGATGAGCCGGATGACCCCTTTCTCCCACGCGATGAAGGCCCCCATGTACACACGGAACGCCTGAACCCAGTCTTCTGCGGGGGCGGGCTGATCCATGGTGAGACCGATGGTTCTGCGGGAGACTCCCCCCACCTGCTCTTCGTTGTGGTCCGCAAGGTCCGCCACCGACTGCCAGTCGAGCCCCCATCCCACTCTCTGGTACATGAAATCACTGCACGCGAGTGCAGGCACCTCAGACCACGTCCACGTATACGGGTCGTCCAACCTGTGAGTTCCCGAAGCCCCCACAACCCCGCTGGTGGAATCGAATCGGGGATCGTACAACTTCAACCCCCGGATCACGGCCTCCACCCGAGGGAACCCCGTCGTGGTCCCTGGGGGAATCTTGAGGACAAGGAACGCCACGCCGCCGTTCACATCCGCGTAAGAGTTCCCATCTGCCGAGTAGGCATTGGCCAAAAGAGGGTCCGGTGTGGTTTGGTCCCCCGGATACTCGTTCCTCTCTGTGCCCACCCGGGTGTCGAAGCCCTCCTCCGCGTCCGTGACATCCACCCCGTCCACAAACACTTTCTCGAAGGCGTCGATGGGGCCCCGGCAGAACGCGTAGGCCACATACAGGACGCCTGTTGCCTCAGACTGGTAGAGGGTGAGGATTTCCCCAGACAGGCGGTCCCGCCCGTACACCGTGCGAATGGGGCGATTCGTTGCGGTGTTCCCAACCCGCCGGGCCGGGGCCACCTTGTTGATGGCCCCCGCAGAGGGCTTGCCCGTGTCGAGAGGGGGGACCCACTCCGGGATGGTGGAGACGGGGCTCATACCACCTCCACCAGTCGCACGGTGGTACGCCAGCGCCCTCCCGGAATCCACTCAAAGGCGGGCTTCCTGGAATACTGCACGTTCCACGTGGAGCCGTCCGCCTGAAGCGTGATCGGGAACTGCTCCAGCCGGTTGTCCGCGTAGTGGGTTTCGAGGGTGCTCTTCTCCGCGTCCGTCAACTCGTGGAGCACGACCAGCTCGTGCCATACCCGGTTGTGATAGCTGCGCATACGCGGACGCCCGGAGACCGCGCGCTTCACCTCTACGTCCTGAACGGGCTCAGCCTTCGTCCCCTGCATCTGCACTGCGGTCGGGTAAGACATCAGTCACTCGCCTCCAACTCGTATCGCTCACCTTCCCACGTGATGATCGTCCCCGGGACGGGCAGGTGGTTGAACCCATTGAACTGGGAGAACACCTGATTGGGGTAGAACATGGAGCCCGCCCCCGTAGTCACAATGTCTGCCACCACTTGATCCGGCTCGATGGAGGGGCTGTCCAGCACCCCCTTCGCGTACACCTCTGGGGTCGTGAACGACCCGTCCGTCTTCTCGTACACGAGGTACACAGTGACTTCCGCCCCCGTCACCTTATTGTTCAGGGCAAGAGCGGAAGCCGCGTTGTCCTCGTTCAGCAGGACAAGAGTCCCGGACTGCTGCCCGTCCGAGGTCCACTCGAACTGCCCCAGCACACAGCGGCCCTCCAGATAGACGCTTGTTTCGAACGTGATCTCCGGGCCCTCGGACACGTAGTACAGCCCCTCCTCAAACTTGATCTTGACGAGGTGGAACGGGCGGACGTGCTGCTGGCTGAGTTCAGTGATCGTCCCTGCTGGTAGGTCCCGAACTACCCGGTCAACCATTTACCTCTCCCAGTCCGGAACGCTGGACCCGCCCGATGCGGGAATAGAACGAGCCCCCGCCTTCGTTGACGAGCGCCCGAAAGTCCTCCACGGCACCCCTGAAATTGAGTGCAGCGTCCTGCTGAATGCTCGCAGCGTCGTTCATGGCGGCTGCCACCTCCCGCTCCAACTCCGCCTGATCCGAGCCGATCTCCCCAAGCAGGGTGTCCACCCTCGTGCCCACTGCGGCCTCTGCGTCCTGCAAGAAGTTGAGGAACTCCGGTGCCAGAGCCTGCTGCTGGTCCTCCCCGAGGAGGCTGAAAGCATCGTTTGCAAACTGGTTGATCTGGCCAGAGATTCGATTGATTTCAGCCGGGTCTTCCGCTGTCTCCAGCTCCGAACGAAGGTCAGAAATCTGCTGCCTGCGGAGACTGTACAGCTCCTCCTCGTTGAGCACGGATTCACGAATCTGCTGTGCGGTGGACTGAAAGGCTCGGCTTGCCGCCTCCCCCACCTGCACCAGTGCCGTGACGAGCTGTTGGGTGACCTGCGCCTGACTCTGCAAGGCGTTCGTCAGCGCCGTGGCCGATTCCTTGGATCGGTCGAAGGTCCCCGCAAGATCAATCGCGTTCTGCTGCGCCCGCCGGTAGGTGTCTACCAGTTGGGTCTCGCTGTTTAGCCGCTCACGAAGCTGCGACACCATGTCGCTGCTCTCGAAGTTGCCCAACTGCTCCAGAAGCTGCTGGAGCGCCGCCGCCTCTTGTAGGGCCGGGAGCGCCTGTTCCATCAACTGCTTTACCGTGACCCCGCTTCCGCCTTGCGCAGCCCGGCGCACGATGGAGGGCACTTCTGCTTCGAGGGCCTCGAACATGGTCTTGATGCGGTCCCCGAACACAATGCCGAGTTCGCCATCGGACACGCGTTGACCCACCTTCTGGCGGGTACCCATGCCCTGCACTGCCTCCGTGACGGAGCCGATCTGGCCCTCCGTCAGGAACTCGGCGACCGTGTTATCGAGTTCCGCGATCTTCTCCGGAAGTGCCCGATACAGCTCGCTGGGAAGATCATCACTTCCCCGGCTGAGGCCGACTCGCCCGAATGCCCCCTCTACAGCAGTGCCCTCGAACCCGGAACCGCCGGTCTGGAACTGGATGTTGCCGTTGTCCTGCCCCCCACCCACGAGGCTGCCGATAGCGCCGCCCAGCACCGTGCCAATCGCAATGCCGATGGGGCCCCCGATGGACCCGATGGCCCCGCCGATGGCCCCGCCGATGCCCCCTCGGCTGGCGTCCCCGGCATCCCCCATGAGGCCGCCGATCATGTTGCCCCCGAAGTACCCGATGCCGGCCCCTGCGAGACCAGCGGCTGCACCCCCTGCAAGACCACCCCCGAACAAGTTGCCGTTCAACAGGCCGGACATGCCGGAAGCGGCCGGAGGTGGGCCCACGGCCCCGGCTGCAAGATTGCCCGAGTTCCCCCAGAGAGAGGCTACGCCCCCCTTCAGGGCACTGAACCCACCGGAGAGAATTCCCCCGATGCCCCCCATGAGGCCCCCACCATCTGCGGAGCCGGATGCAAACGCGTCCGAGGCGCTCTGTAGGAGTCCCCCTCCTTGCCCGAGAGAGCTGAGGCCCCCGCCCCCGGTGAGACCCATGGCCGTGCCGATCTGAATCGCAATCGGTCGCGTGATCGCCGCGTGAGCCATTTCCGCCAGCATCTGCTTGAAGGTGTCCACGAGGCCATCCATGAACTCGTCTACACCTTCGAACATGGTCTTCCAGAGGCCCACGAACTGATCGTCAATTCGCTCTGCCGCCCGGGTCCACGCCCTTTCGAACGCGGAGGCTGTTTCTTCGTTCTCGTCCTTCCCCTCCTTGAGTTCCTTCCTCGCCTCCATGAAATCGCTGGTCAGATTCCGAACCGCCTTGGCATACTCCTCGGTGGACGGGATTACCCCCGTGGCATACGCGGTCCCGAGAAGCTCCAGTGCCTTGTTGTAGTCCTCCTGCAAACTGACCATGGGAAGAACATCGGACTTGAGGGCCTTCCACGCCCGGGACTGCTCCTTGGTCATGCTGACGGCGGTGGTGCTTTCGTCGTTCATGTCTCCCAGGGTGGCGATGGCCGCGTCAATCTGGGCGTTCACCTCCTGGATGGCCTTCTTCCGGTTGGCGCGGGTGCGCACCTCCTCCTGCACGGCGGCCGTGTAGTCCTGGACCGTCTTGACGTCCTCCTGCGTTTCAGTCCGGAGGTCGACCATGGCCTGCTTAAGGGTCTCAGCGGACCCCATCGAGCCGAGCATGGCATCCGCCATGGTTGCTAGGCCCCCAGTCATAGGGGAGATCGCCCTGATCACGGTCCTTGCCGCCTGAGGGATGTCGTCCCACCAGCCGATGGCGCTCTCAAGGGCCTCACGGATGCTCAGGGAGATGGACAACATGGCCCCGACCACAAATTCCTTGGACCGGAGGAACGCAACCGTCAGGCCCTCCGCTGCCACAGCCGCCCCGGACGGGAGGAAATCCAAGAAGTCCATCAGGTCTTGGAACACCTCGTTGAACCCCTCCATGGCCGGGGTTGCGAATTCGAGCAGGAGGTTCCCAAACCGGGTCATGGCCACATTGACGTTAGTCCCAAACTGCTTGGCCACGAACGAGGATGACTCCTGCACCTTCTTCAAGGCGATGTCCGTCTGCCCGGTCTTGTCCGCCATGTCCTCCATGACATCTGTGAGATCCGCCCCATCCGCAGTGGTCAGCGCCAGGACCGTCTTCACCGCTTCGGAAGAACTGAAGAGGGTACTCATCGCCTCCGTGCTGCCGCCGGTCCTCTCCGTCAGGGTCTTGAGGAACCCCCCGAGGCCCTGGCTCTGGAGCGCAGTGGCGTTGAACTCGATCCCGAGCTGTTCCGCGAGCGTAACCGCCTCCCCCGTGGGCCTGAGGATACTGACCAACACTTGCCTGAGACCCGCCACCGACTCGCTGGTGGAGATGCCCTGCTTCGTGATGGCGCTGATCGCCCCGAGCGTCTCATCCAACTCAATGCCCAGCTTCGCCGTGATGGGCGCAACCTGACCAATGGACCGGGCGAGTTCCCCCACTGTGGTCTTGCCTGCACGCATGGCGACGAAGAGGGCGTCGGACACGTCCCCCGCCTGACTGGCTTCCATTCGGTAGGCGTTGAGGATCGAGGTCAGACCATCGGAAGCGGTGGCCACATCCGTGACGCCCCCCACGGCGAGCTTGTTTGCTGCCGTCAGGGTCTGAGCTGCTTCCGCAGCCGTGCTCGCCCCTGCCGAAATGACCCCGTACAGAGCCTTGGCCTGCTCCGTTGGAGCCTGCGCGAACTGGGAGGAAAGTCGGAGTACCTCGTAGGTCAGGGCCCCCATGTCCTCCTGCTGCTCTGGCCCGAGCAGGGTGGACACTTCCGCCATGGCCCCGTTGAAGGCGAGTGCCTGACGTGTGGCACTGAGCATGGCTGCGCCGAGTGCAGCGAAGCCAGCAATAGGGAGAAGGCCCCTGAGTCCCCGTAGCGTCCCCCCAAGGGCCGACACCCGCTTGGTAGCCTTGCGTGTGGAACTGCCCATTTTTCTCGCGCCCCGAGCTACCTTCTCGGACGACTGGACAAATTCACGGGCCCCTTTCTTGGCGAGAGAGGAATCAATCCCGGCGCGTACAGAGTATTCCTGAGTCACCTTCGCCTCCGACCGCTCCGACGTGCTTTCGGAGCTGAACTCGTCTGACGCTTCTGAGCGGCCCGCTGTGTCTCAATGCGGTCCCTCATTACGTCCACGTAGGTTCGGTCCAAGGCGCGGACCATCTTGATCCACGTGGATCGTTCCTCTGTTGACCCGATCCCGAGCAGATCGAAGTACGCCTTGTACTCCGACAACGGGATCGCGCCTACTCCCCCTTGTGGCTGCTGCCGACTCGGGCTGAGGGTCAGGAACGCCTCATAGTACAGACGGTTCCACGGCCACAGAGTCGGCTTGTTCCTGAGCGCGGGCGGGTCTTCCCCCGCCTCCTTCAATGCCTTCAGGAATTCGAGCTTTCCCCCCCACTGGAGGTCCCACTGGAGGACGTCAGTGAGTTTCCCATGTCGTCCTCTTCCTCCTGCGCGAGGAACGCCTCGGTGGCGTTGGCGAACTGGACTACTTCCTTGAACAGCTCGGGAAGGTCCTTCATCACCTTGCAGAAGTTCTCTTTCGTGAACTCCAGCTTCTCGTCGTCGGAACCGAGAATGTAGGGCTGCCACTCCCCGTCGATCTTCTGCTCCCAGCCCCGGACGATGGTCTCCGCATAGGTCTCGATCATGATGTCCGTACTGACATCATCGTCCATCGTTCCCTTCTGGAGTTCGTACCGGTAGGGCTTGGTCTTCTGGGAAAAGACCCGCTTGAAGGCTTCGTTGGAGCCCCCTGCCCGAGCGACGAGCATGCGCACGTCACCAAGACGAAGGAGCTGCCCTTCCTTCTCGGCACCGGGATCGGTGGCATAACGCTGGTACAGGCTGTTCGTCATCTTGACGCTCCGTCTCATCTTGAGGGGACCTGATCTAGGTTCGGTAGTTACCCAGAGTCAGGCCCCGTGTGGGTGATCATGTTCACGCGGCGGCGGGCAGCTTGTCGATCTGCATCGTCACGCCGGAATAGGCCTCGTCCGTGGCCGGGTTCACTTCCAGCTCGAACTCCGCCATGAGGTCGGAATCCGGACCCCCGCTGGTGACCTGCGGGTTCAGCAGCACGCAGGAGGGGAGGGTCAGAACATACCCGGCCCCGTCTGCGTCGATGGCCCGGAAACTGACGAGCACATCCGTCTCGTCCTTGGCCAGATCGTACTCGGTGAAGTCCTTGAAGTAGACGGACAGGCCCCCGCTCACGGTGAAGGTGCCCCGGCCCATGCCCCTCGCCTCTGCGGAACCGAGACCGAACTGCTGGCGGGCCCCCTCCTTCGTCACGTCCACGCTGACCGACTGCACCACGCCCGGGAACACGGCCCCGTTGATGACGAGGTTGCTGATGCCCTCCACCGTGGAAATCACCTGCCCGGTCGGAGCGACGGTGACCGCGCCCGTGGACGAATTGCTGGTGGCCTTCGCCTCCTTCTTGGCGAGTGTGGAGAACGAGCCCTCGAAGAAGCCCCCGAGTTCCGCCGAGAGCTGCCCCCCGGACAGGTAGGTCCCCGGGTAGGTCAGGAACAGGGCCGTGGCGAGCTGCTTCTGGAGGAAGTAGGTGTGGATGTCCACACCATTCCTCAGGATGGTTCCTCGGATGGCGGCATCCGCCCCGGCAGGCGTCTCGGCAGAGGCCGGGGCGGGGCTCACTTCCAGCGTCTCTCCATCCGGCTTGGCGGTGACCCGGAAATACCCGTTGTTCCCCGCGTCGGAGAACCCAAACACCTTGATCCACTGGCCCACGGCCACGTCCACGAACTTGTCCGTGGCAGTGGAGGTGAACTGGCTGCCTGCGTTGTCCGAGGAGATGTCCCCCGCAGCACTGTCGATGGCCAGCGGGGTCTCCCACGTGCCGTTCAGCAGGCCCTCCATCAGGTCATCGAAGGTGCCGTAGCTGAACGCGACACTGAGGTCCCCTGCGGAGGCGACTTCGGTGGTGATCCCATGGGCCGCGTCCCCGGTGCTGCGAATCTCCGCAGGGCGGGTGCGGCTGCGCGTCTCACTCAGGGACTCGCTGAGGATTCGGAGGGCCTTGAACGCAACATTGGGGGCTTCCCCCCAGGTGGGCTCTTCCCCATAGGACACACTGGTATCGGAAGTGTCGATGCCTGCGTTGAAGTTCGTGCTCATGATCGTCTCCGCGTCGGATCAGTGGACTGCGTAGAGGTCGAACGGGCAGAGCACGTTCACCTGATAATGCCCCTCGAACAGCCCGATGGGCCTCACTGTTGGCGACCTGAACCGGACCAATCCTGTGTTCAGGCTTACATTCTTCCTGCGGAAGATCGTTGCCGCCTTGTCCGCCAGCGTCAGTGCTGCCGCATCCCCTTTCCCGGTCGGCACGAACACCTTGATCAGCACCATGCCAGGGGTCTTCTCGTGCTTGACGGGGCCGGTCAGTTCGTTCAGCTCCGAATCCCCGAAGTCGAACGCGAACTCCACGTAGGGGTCACTCGCCGGGATGCTTCCCTTTTCACTGTTGGGGGAAAACACCGGGGTTTCGTCCCCCCAGCCGGTGATGAACACCGTTCCCACCGCCCCCCGAAACTCTTCAGCGTTCACAGCAATACTCCGAGTGTTCTACACCCACCAAGCTCACCGAACAACGGCGCGCACCTGTAGCTTCACGCCACCCATACTCACGGAGGAGATCGCCAGCCCCACCATCCCGGCAGGAGCCTTCGAAGACCACCCCGCTTCGAGGCGACTGATGTAGTGCAGGTTGTTCGTGATCCACACCTTGCTCGGCAGGTCCTGCGCCCCGTCAATGGCTCGAATCAGGTCCTTCTGGCGGGACTTCTCCCTGCGGGTGAGCGGGGCGCCCGTCAAACTGACCCCGGCAACCTCGTCCACTGACCCGACATGGGGGGTCTCCAGAGTCATGACCCAGTTGTTCCGACTGAGACCGGACAGTACCGGGTTCCTGAGCACGATCCCGGAATGGACCTCAACCACCACACCCTTGAGCACCGCCCGAGAGAGGAGGCCCGCTTCCTTATTGGCGAACTTCTGGAACTGCTGGTGGAACTTCTCCGGGCTCAGAGTCTGCGCCTTTTTCACAGCCGCAAGTCCAGTGTGTACATCACGTCCACCGCCCCAGGGGCAAGGGGTTCCACCTTGTCGATGGGGTATTCCACGCCGCCGAATTCCAGAGTCATGTCCGGGGTGGGCTCCACGGCCAATCCGGAAGCAGCCAGAAGCACTTGCAGCCTGCGATGCACCACCCCGTCGATCCGACGCTCCTTTACCCCCAGACGGAGCACGTGGGTGTCCGCATTGTTCGGGGTTGGGGGGGTGTCGTACTTCCCTGACGCGTGATCCATGAACCCACCCGACCCGTAATACAGGATCGCAGGAATCCCATTGTCCCGGATGGCAGGGGTGGCCGTTGTGTCTCTGAGTGCAGTGTAGTCCGGCATCCTCAGTACCCCTTACTGAGGTGGAAGTATTCCCCGTAACCGAAGGGGTCGAACTCGTCGTTGGCCTGATCCCGCTCCCTTGCCGTCAGGCCGATGGACATCCCCATCTTGTTGCTGCCCGCGATGGCAAACTCACCCACGAGCTGGTCGATCCACGGGAATAGGTC